CAGGAGTTATTCCTTTCCTTAAAAAATTTGAAGCAACGGTTAAGTGTTGTACTCAAAACGGAGTACGTGGAGGTTCGGCAACTGTTCACTTCCCTATTTGGCACCAAGAAATAGAAGATATTATAGTTTTAAAAAATAATAAAGGTACGGAAGATAACAGAGTTAGAAAATTAGATTATTCTATACAGTTATCAAAATTATTTTATGAAAGATTTATTAATGAAGAAGAAATAACACTATTCTCACCACACGAAGTACCAGAACTTTATGATGTATGGGGAACACCAGAATTTGATGATATGTATTTAAAAGCAGAAAGAAAAACAAGTGTACATAAAAGAAAAATATCAGCACAAAAATTATTCTTTGACATATTAAAAGAAAGAGCAGAAACAGGCAGAATTTATATAATGAATATAGACCATTGCAATACTCACTCATCATTTAAAGATATAGTGACTATGAGTAACCTATGCCAAGAGATCACACTCCCAACCACTCCTATCCAACATATAGATGGTCCAGGAGAGATTGCACTATGTATTCTATCAGCAATCAATGTAGGTAAGATCAACGATCCAATTGAACTGGAAGAACTATGCGATCTTACAGTAAGAGCATTAGAAGAAATGATAGATCATCAAAAATATCCAGTAAAGGCCGCTGAAATATCTACCAAACAAAGACGATCATTAGGTGTTGGTTATATTGGCCTTGCACATTATCTAGCAAAAACTGGACACAAATATGAAGACAAAGGTGCTTGGAGAGAAGTAGATAAATTAACAGAGGCTTTTCAATTTTACTTATTACAAACAAGTAATGAACTTGCAAAAGAAAAAGGTAAGTGTGAATTATTTCATAGAACAAAATACGCAGATGGAATATTACCAATAGATACTTACAAAAAAGAAGTTGATGAAATTGTAAATCGTAAACTATCAATGAAATGGGACAAATTACGAGCAGATATTAAAGAATTTGGGCTGCGACATAGTACTCTATCAGCCCAAATGCCTTCCGAGTCTTCTAGTGTGGTTTCAAATGCTACAAACGGCATTGAACCACCTAGAGACCACTTATCAATTAAGAAGTCTAAAAAAGGTACATTAAAACAAATAGTACCTGAATATAATAAATTAAAGAATTTTTATACGTTATTATGGGATATGCCTAGTAACGAAGGATATATAAACGTTGTCGCAGTAATGCAAAAGTACTTTGACCAAGCTATATCAGGTAACTGGTCTTATAATCCAGATCATTTTGAAGATAATCAAGTACCTGTTTCAGTAATGGTAGAAGATTTATTAAATACATATAAGTATGGTTGGAAAACATCATACTACCAAAACACATACGATAGTAAAAGAGATATAGAAGAACCTAAACACTCTATAGATTACGATACACCTATCACACCTGAAGAACCTAAAGAGGAAACCAAAGAGGAAGATTGTGATAGTTGCAATATTTAATATAATAAATAAATTTTATGAGTAAAACAGTTTTTAATAAAACAAAAGGAATAGATACAACAAAACAGTTAATGTTTTTTGGACCCGATTTGTCTGTACAAAGATATGATAATATGAAATATCCTATATTTGACAAGTTATGCCAACAACAACTTGGTTATTTTTGGAGACCTGAAGAAATATCTTTACAGAAAGATAGAAATGATTACTTGGATTTATCTGAAGGACAAAAGTTTATATTTACATCTAATTTAAAGTATCAAACTATGTTAGATAGTGTACAAGGTAGAGGACCTTGTCTAGCATTTTTACCTTTAGTATCAATACCAGAATTAGAAAGTTGTATAATTACTTGGGATTTCATGGAAACAATACACTCACGATCTTATACATACATCATTAAAAATTTATATTCAAATCCAAGTGAAGTATTTGATACGATAATAGAAGACAAGAAAATAGAAGAACGAGCAGCTAATGTCACTAAAACCTATGATGAATTAATTGATATGGGTCATAGATGGCATTTGAATCCAGATAAAGTTGATATGTATGAATTAAAGAAAAGATTATATCTGGCTATGATTTCGGTAAACATACTAGAGGGTTTAAGATTTTATGTATCATTTGCTTGCAGTTTTGCATTTGGTGAACTTAAAAAATTAGAAGGCTCTGCTAAAATTATATCCTTTATTGCAAGGGATGAAAGTCAACACTTAGCAATGTCACAAAAAATTATTAACAATTGGACAGATTACGAAAACGATAAAGAAATGTTAAAAGTAATCAAAGATTGTGATAAAGAAGTTTATAAAATGTACGATGACGCAGTACATGATGAGAAACGTTGGGCAACATACCTATTCAGTAAAGGGTCTATGATTGGTTTATCAGAAAAGTTATTACACCAATTTATAGAATACATGGCTAATAGACGTATGAAAGCTATAGGTTTAACTCCTTCTTACGAACAAAAACAAAACTCACTACCGTGGGTTGAACATTGGTTAAACAGTAGATCAAATCAAAATGCACCACAAGAAACTGAAATAGAATCTTATGTAGTTGGTGGAATAAAACAAGACGTTACCAAAAATCAATTTAAAAAATTTAAGCTGTAATGGAAAGAGTTACAAAACATTGTTCTAATTGTCAGACTAAATATACCGTAGAATGGGATGAGGAGAAAAACGATTTAGAAGCTCTTACTTGTCCTTTCTGTGGATATGAGGTTGAACAGGAAGACAATGATATACCAGAAGACGCAGAACACGAAAGTTGGAATTGATTACTCTTTAACGAGTCCAGCTGTTTGTATAAATGATGGTAAATTAAATTTTTATTATCTGACCACCAAAAAGAAATGGCAAGGTCAACAAAGTGAGAATATAATTGGTTATGAACATAAAGCATGGACTGATCCTATTGAAAGATTCAAAAATATATCAGATTTTGTATTTGATATACTCACTCCCATACATACTCCTACAGAAATTTATATTGAAGGCTACTCGTTTGGCTCTAAAGGTCAAGGTCTTTTTCAAATTGCTGAAAATTGTGGAATCCTCAAATTTAGATTACAAGACAAAGGTTATAGTTACGATACAGTTGTACCGAGCGTTGTTAAGAAAGGCGCAACAGGAAAGGGAAACGCAGACAAAGATATGATGTATGAATCCTTTCTAAAAGAAACCAAAATAGATTTAAAACAAATATTAGACACTGAAAAGTGTGGTAACCCTTTATCTGATATTGTAGATAGTTATTATATACAAAAGGTTGGCCATGAAAATAAAAGTCGTTAGTACATGGAACAATTATCTCTACAAACAATATGCCCGAAGATTCAAAAAAACGTATAAGTGGCCATTTGAATTAGAAATATACAATGAAGATATTGATATGTATGATAAAATACCAGAACTTAAAAAATTTGTAGACAGAAACAAAGTAAGTATGCCTGTAAGTTTTCTTAAAGACGCAGTAAGATTTTCTTATAAAGTATATGCATATACACAATCAATTTTAGAAAGTAAAGATTACGATAGCATTATGTATATAGACGCCGATAGTGTGTTCTATAAAAAGATTGATGTAAATTGGATTAAAAAACATTTACATAGAGACGAGTGTATGTTAACTTATCTTAACAGACCAACTTATAGTGAGTGTGGTTTTATATATTTTAATATGAAACATGGTTTTATAAAACAGTTTGCTTCAGATATGAGAAAGATGTATGATAAAGATTTACTTTTTAAAGAAGAACAACAACATGATTCATGGATATTTGATGTAGTTAGAAAGAGATTTGAGGACAAATACGGTGTAATTAACCACGATATTGGCGACGGAAGAGTAGGTCATGTTCAAGCTAGATCAATTTTAGGTAAAGTATATGACCATACTAAAGGAATAAGAAAGATAAAAGGTAAAAGTAAAGAATCTAGATTATGATTAATATTGTACCAACTCCTTGTAATGTTTTTATAGGATATGATTATGGTGAGCCAGTAGCATACCACATACTATCTGAAAGTATTAGATCACATGCTAGTGGACCTGTAAGTATAACTCCATTAAGTTTAAATAATTTACGAGAATTTAAAAGAGCAAAAGAATCCAATCAATCAACAGACTTTGCATTTAGCAGATTTTTAGTACCTTATCTATCAAAATATAAGGGCTGGTCAGTTTATATGGATTGTGATATGATGTTTAGATCAGATATTTACGATTTATATGGTCATGCTACATACAAATATTCTGTTATGTGTTGTAAACATGATTATATACCTAAACAAGATGTAAAATTTAGAGCTGCAAAAAATCTAACGTTTCCTAAAAAGAACTGGTCTAGTGTAATGTTATTTCACAATTCACAATGTACAGCACTAACACCTGAATATGTTAACAAGGCAAGTGGTTTAGACTTACACCAATTTAAATGGTTAGAAAGAGAACATATGATAGGTGATATACCTTTAGAGTGGAACTGGTTAGTAAATGAATATAATTATAATCCAGACGCAAAAAATGTCCATTGGACATTAGGTGGTCCTTGGTATAAAGATTATGAGAATCAAGATTATGCAGATGAATGGTTTCATTTATATGATATAACAACAAAGGTTAGATTATGATTATAGGTATCAAAGGTGCATTTAACACCAAGGCTGGTTTTGTTTTCCCTACACATGAAGATTTTAAACTTATAGAATATAAAGATAGAGATAAACATAAAGCAGACGCATATATTCAATCAAATATATTAGGTAGAATGAAGATAATAAACTCTGATATGTACAGATATATTTTAGACCAAAAGAAACCTATATTAGTTGTAGAACAAGCAACCTTTAGACAGAATTTAAATATAGATAAACCAGATTATTATTATAGAGTAGGTAGAGATTGTTATACTTACAATAAAGGTAATTTTAATAATAAAAACTGTAAACCAGGTAGATGGTTGAAGATACAGAAAGAACAAAACATTGAGATAAAACCATGGAAGAAAAATGGTGATTATATTTTATTACTATTACAAAATCCTGTAGACACCAGTTTAAATGATCTAGTAAGTAGAAATAGTGACTATGATAATTGGGTAAAAGATATTATAATAAAAATTTCAAAATATACTGCTGAAGACATTATGGTTAGATTACACCCTAGATTTCCTTTAAGATATAACTTACGATCTTTATTAAATTTAAAAGTAAGAAACAATATAATTTTTAGTAAACATGTTGGTGATGATTTTAATAAATCTAGTAGTAAAGACTTATATAAAGACCTAGATCATGCTAGAGTTGCAATATCATATTCAAGTAATGCATTAGTAGAAACAGTTTGTGCTGGTATACCTACTATCACATTATCAAAAACATCACATGCTTGGCCAGTGTCTTTTCATAATATAGATGTGTTAGAGGAAACAGTAATGCCAGAGAAAGATAGAACACAATGGTTATATGACA